ATTCAGAAATGGTGAAGCTGTTAAAAAAGTTAAAAATAAAATCTTGCCTTGGCTTAACAGCAAGTGCTTTCTATTTAGAACAAACAATGGACGGAGCTGTTACAAGAATGATGCACAACGTAAAAGGAGCGTTTTTTACAGATATTTGTTTTGTAACACAAATTAGTGAATTGGTTAGTAAGAATTATTGGTCAGACATTCAATATTTTGATGTTTTTGACCATTCTAAGCAACCAATACTCGTAACGAATAGTAGCGGTAGCGATTTTACAGAAGAATCTAAAAAATCGTTTTATGAAGCTTGTAATTTAAAAGAAAAAGTTGCACAATTTTTAAGCCGTCTACCAGAAGGAGAAGATGCTTTAGTTTTTGTGCCGAGCATAGAAGAAGCAGAAGAACTACAAAAACTGATACCTAACTCTGTTGCAATACATTCTAAAATAACTAAAAAACAAAGAAAGGAATTTGTTGACGGCTTTAAAGAAGACAAATACAGAGTTGCTATAACTCCTTTAGCATTAACAGTCGGTTTTGATAAACCAAGTCTTAAAAATTTAGTAGATTGCACGCCAACTAACTCAATAAGGTTGCACATGCAAAAGACTGGGCGAATAACAAGGATACATAAAGATAAAAAGTTTGGCAGAATTATAGATTTTGCGGGAAATGTTAGAACACATGGAGACGTAAGAGATTTAAATTACGAATACATAGAAGGGTACGGCTGGGGGTTATTCAAAAAAGACATATTAATAAACGATGTACCAATGGACAGCGAAAAGGTATTCACAAAAGATTTTTTGAGAAAAGGCGGTAAACCAAAAGTTGAATATGTATTTGGAGAACATAATCCAGGAGATGCTGTAATAACTTTCGGCGCAAACAAAGGTAAAAAAGTAAAAGAACTTTATTATAGAAAACGGCACTACTTAAAATGGTTAGCTAATTCCGATTTCGATTTTAAAGACAAAGAGTTAGAAAGACAAGTGAAATTAATCTATAAAAAACTTGCATAATTCAAAAAAATTTCGTATATTTGCAATAATAAAAAATTAAAAAAAACATGGAAGAATATAAAAGAATTGATTGGGAAGATTATAAAGAAATGCTTGAAAGGTATGGTTACACAGAAGAGCAAATTTCGGCGGTAAAAGAAATTAGAGAAAATCCAAACTACGAATACATGTCACCAGAACAGTTTAGATTTTTACATTTAAACGGCATTATAAAAAGAACGAGAAAATTGAAAAAATTAAGAACTTATCTTGTTGATTTAGAAGGTAAAGTGCTGTATTTAGACCATTACTATAAACAGTATCAGTTCTGTGCTTATTTTTTAAGTGAATAAAATGAGTTACGATTGTTGTAAAGTAGAGGGTTGTAAAAACCAAGGTAAGCTTCATAGAAATGGTAAAAGATTTTACCCAAGAGGTTTTTGTAATACACACTATAAAAAATTTGTAAAAGAAAATAGAGATATTGTTGAGGCAGATAAAATAAGACCGCAATGTTGTTCTGTTGAAAATTGCGAAAGACCTAAACCATATATAAGAGGTTTATGTGAATTACATTACAGAAGGCTTATGGACAACGGTGATGTAAATACCGTACAAAAAAGAAGAGACGGTCAAACTACACACCCTTTATACAATACCTACTGCGGTATAAAAAAGAGATGTCTACAAGAAACAGATAAAGATTACCAAAGATATGGTGGTAAAGGTATAAAGATTTGTGATAGGTGGTTAGGTGTAGATGGGTTTTTTAATTTTATTGAAGATATGGGAGAAAGACCAGATGGGTATACTTTAGATAGAATAGATTTTAATGGCGATTATTCTCCAGAAAATTGTAGATGGGCTGATATTCATACTCAAAATCTAAATAAAAACAATGTAAAAAATAGAGGTGTTATTTTCTATAAAAATTTAAATAAATATAGAGCAAGAATATCTGTAAAAGGTATAAGTTATGAGCTAGGTATGTTTGAAAAATTAGAAGATGCTATTGAAGCTAGAAAGCAAGCAGAAATTAAATATTTAGGATTTGAAGTACAACTATAAAAAACTAGATTATAATACAGAAGATTTAGAAAGTTTATCTAATTCTGATTTAAAAAAAGTTGCAGACTATTGGTTAAGGCAGTATTTATTAAAAATAGAATCGAATGCTGGATTTGGAGAAAGAATTTGGTGTCCACTAAAAAAGCAAAGTTATCATTACGATAAAATACATGTCTGTCATTACTATGATAGGGGCATCATGAGCACAAGATATGATTTAGTTAACTGTCATTTAATTTCTTCTGTTTCTAATACTTTTGACGCGCAAGTTCAAGTAGAAGGCTATAAGTCAAAACATCACAAAGAATATCAAGAGTTTTTAATTGAAAAATACGGGCAAGAAGAGTTTGACAAATTAACAGAACGGTCAAAACAAATGAAAATATTTTACAAAGAAGATTACATAGAAATAATAAAAAAGTTTAGAAATGAGTAAAGATTCATGGGCAATATTAAATCATCTTATTGAAGATTATTCTGAAAATAGAGAAAGTTATGATTCAGAAAAATTACAAACTCTTAGAGAAAAAATTAGCTTAAATTTATTTTTCCTTTCAGATAGTTTTTCAGAGTATATATCTGACTACGAAAGAAATGAGCACATAAGAAAAAGCAAAATGGCAGAAAGAGAGCAGTTTTGGAGAACACAAAAAGATGATGACGGAAAATCAATGACAATTGCAGAGGCTGCAAATAGGGCTAGAATTGAATGTAATGAAGAAGTTGATAATTGTAAAGAATCATTAAGAAAGAAAAAAAGAGCAGAAATAGTATTAATGTCAGTTCAACAAATCCTTAATTCTATTAGTAGTAGATTGAACATAATCAAAGATAAATAATTAAATAAAAAATGGCAAAAAAAGTAACATCAGAAGAAGGAGAATTATCAGCAATTGATAAAATGTACGCAAAGTACAAGAAGACAGAACAGATATTTGAAGCTCCTAAAAGTTTAGAAGATATTGATACTTCTGTAGAAAGATTAGTTAATCCGTTCTTATCCTTTGATAGATATTTAGGTGGAGCACCAGCAAAAGGAAAAATAACAACTTATTCAGCTTTTGCGAGCTGTGGTAAAACGAGTATGGCTTTAGCACTAGCTGGAGCTAATAAAGACAGTATAATTGGTTTTTGTGATAATGAATTTAACTGGTCAGATTCATCTTATTTGTGGATTGATAAATATTTTGGTATTGAAAAAGAAAGAATTCACGTTCTACAGCCAACTTATTTAGAAGAGGGTGCAGAGATGGTAGAAGATTTATGTGAGGTGGCTGATATTGTAATATTTGACGGTTTTGATTCATTGGCTCCAAAAGGAGAATACCAAGCAACTATGGAAGAACAGCAAATGGGTTTACAAGCAAGAGCTTATAAAAAATTCTTTAGACGTTCAATGGGTAAAATCTATAAATCAAAAGCAGCGTTGATTATAACTAATCACCTTTATGAAAATATTGGAAATGTTTTTGAACCATTTAAAGAACCAGGTGGAAGAGCTATACATGATTTTGCAAGTCAAAAATTATACCTTACAAGAAGTAATGTCAAGGATACAAAAACTGGAAAAACTATCGGTCAAGAAGTAAACGTAACTGTTAATAAAGATAAACTATCTGGAAATAGAGGTGCAAAATTTAATCTTCCTTATGATAATAGATTAGGCTTTGACATTGAATTAGATATTTTAAATAATGCAGTTGATTTAGGTGTTGTTAAACAGTCTGGGGCTTTCTTCAGTTACGATGGAACTAATATCGGACAAGGAAAAGATAAAGCTAAAATAACGTTAAAAGATAATCCAGAACTTTGTTTAGAAATTATAAATTTATGTAAAGAAAAATTCTAATTAACATCTGGCAGAAACTAAACATTTTTGCCAGAATTATAACTTAAAAAATGAACAAGCTAAAAATTTGGTTTTTAAAAATGTGTCTTAACCATTGTGTTGAGAGTGAGGATAATTTCTGTTTTAGATATTTCCGTTTTAAACTTTTTTTGGCGCGAAAAATAAATAAAAAAGATATGGAAACTCCATGTAAACCAGACCACAACGGAGAATGTTTAATATGTGATTGCTGGTTAGAAAATTGCGCATTTGAAAGGTGGAAAAACAAAGATTATAAATATGAAACAAAAGAAGAACTAAATAAAATGTTTGATGGCAGTTAAAAAAACAACAGAAAAAATAGAATGGACATATCAAGGTAAAAAAGATTTTACTGTACCTCCTCTGGCTATAGGCTTCACATACCTTATAGAGATAATAGGAACTCCTTTTTACTATTATGGAAAAAAGAATCTTACTTCTACTCGTGGGCGCGGGAAAAAAGCTGTAACAAAGGAATCTAACTGGCGAAATTATGAGTCTTCGTCAAAAGAAGTTAAACAATTAGTCAAAAATGGAGCTATAATAAAAAAAAGTATTATTAAGTTTTGTTTTTCTAAGGCTGAACTTAGTTTAGAAGAAGCTAGACTAATTATTTGTAACAATGGTTTAGAAGATAGTAGTTGTTTAAATAGATGGATATCGTTAAAAGTTTGGCAACATCAACTAACAAAAGGTTCTAATGGCATATAAAGAAAAATCTGGGATTTATAAAATAACATCTCCCTCCAATAAAATTTATATAGGTAAAAGTAAAAATATAAAGAGCAGATTAAATTCATATAAAAAATCAGACAAAGTAAAGACTCAAGTAAGGTTATATAACTCTTTTCAAAAATACGGAGTAGAAAATCATATTTTTGAAATTATAGAAGAATGTGAAGTCTCTGATTTATATTGTCGAGAACGTTATTGGCAAGATTTTTATGATGTATTAGGCAGTAACGGTTTGAATTGCATACTTACTGCTTGTAAAGAACACCCTGCTAAAATATCAGAAGAAACTAGAAAAAAATTAAGCGAATCATCTAAGGGAGAGAAACACCCAATGTTTGGAAAAGATTGGAGACAAGGTAAGACACAAGAAGAACTAGATAATCACAAAATTAATGTAAGTAACGCTCAAAAAGGTAAAAAAGCATCTGAAGAAAGTAAAAAACGAATGAGCTTGAATAATGCAAAATATTGGAAAGGTAAAAAGGGTAGCGACCACCCTTCTTTTGGAAGAACATTATCAGATGAGGAAAAAAATAAAATAAGAGATTTTATGCTAAGTGATAGAAACCCTAATAGAGGTAAAAAACAATCCTTAGAAACTATACAAAAAAGAATTAGTACACAATTAAAACCTGTTTTTAATTATTATTCTAAAGAAAAAATAAATTCAGTTAGAGAATTATCTATATTATTAGGTAAAAGCATAGGTTGTATAAGAGCACAGTTACTTAGAATAAATTCAAACACTATTGGTTGGGTATATGAGGAAGATTTAGATAAGCCTTTATTTAAAAAAGAAAAGAAACCTTTATTTACAAAAGAGGAACAAGATATAATAAATGAGTGTTCATTAGAGGATATATACAAAAATTTTCCTTTATTATACAGAAGGTATAGAAAATATAATAAAGACTTACCTTATATAAAGGTAAAGTGGGACAAAGATACTTTAAAAGAAGAAATGTTAAAGTATAAAACAGTTAAAGAAGTTATAGAGAAAAATCCATCTGCTTATAATATTGCAAAAAAATTATATCCAGAGTTAACAGAGCATTTAACAACAGATAGAATAATTTGGACAGAAGAAAAAATTACAGAAGAGATTAAAAAGTATACCACCTTAAATGAATTAAGGAGTAGCTCTATGAAATTATATAATGTAATCCATAAAAAATTTAGACACTTATTACCACTATATTCAAAATAATTTAATATGACACAGCAAAAAGCAAAAGAAAACAAAGAGAAAAGAGTTCTTAAAACAGAACCAAAATTAAAAGTAGATTTAAATGACGAACAGAAAGAATTTGTAAAGCTTTTTTATGAATACGATGTTCTATTTTTACACGGCGATTTTGGGAGTGGGAAATCTTTGGCGGCGGTTCATACAGCACTAACATCATTTAGAAAGAAACAGTTTAATAATATTTGGATTACTCGACCAATGTTAAAGACCTCATTATCAGCACTTCCAGGAACGCTTGAGGAAAAAATGAGCCCATATACTTTTCCGATTACTCAAAATATGGAAGTTTGCCAAGGTAAAGAAATGACAGATAAGATGCTAAAAGATGGTCTTGTAAAAATTATGCCAATAGAAGTTGCAAAAGGATGTAGTTTTATAGACTCCGTAGTTATTGTAGACGAGTATGAAGATATGACTTACGCAGATTTTAGAACGATTTTAACCCGTTTATCAAAAGGAAGTAAGATGATTTTCTGTGGTTCAAAAGAACAGATTGATAAACAAATTGGAAAAAATAGTTGTATTTATGACACTATGAGGTTAGAAGGAACAGGATTAGTAGGTTATATCACATTAAAATCAAACCACAGAAATCCTATTTTAACTGACATTATAAATTTTTTAGAAAAAGAATAAAATAAATTTGCACAATTAAAAATAATTTCGTATATTTGCAGAAGAATTAAAAACACAGAGAAAGACAAACAAGTAATGGGACTTTTCTAGTACAGTTACAACACTATCAAGAGGTGTTAATGTTTGTTCGAGTATGATAAAAGTAGAGAGTTCGATTCCTCATTTAATACCTATGGTTTAGGTTGCTTTATCCCAATCTTGATGGATGCGTTTTTAATTTTTTGTCGGCGGACCGTAAACGTGGTAGAAAGTGTGGCGAAAGAGTGTAGAGTAAGACTACAACATTGGTAGATGCTATCCTTACGGAGAGTCCGAGTTAAAAACGGCGTTGGTGATTCAAATTCACCCACTTTCTCAAGCCGTTGTTTTGTACTCCGCTGTAGAGGATTCTGTTCAACGTAAAATAAACAGAGATTGATTGTAATACAGCAGTTATAGAGGTTAAACTTTAAAACCTATCTTCCTTCCTGGCGATGATAATGCCTTATTTGGATTAAAATAATAAAATAACATAGTGTAAAAAAGAGTAGTGAAAAAGCTTTAAAGTAGCTACTCTAAATTGTTCAATGGTGTAATGGTAACACAACTGTTTTTGGTGCAGTTATTCCAAGTTCAAGTCTTGGTTGAACATCTAAATTTAAAATGATATGAAAACACAAGGAAATTTTAGGTATTTTTTAGACGGTAAAGAATATGACAGTTTTGATGCTTTTGAAAAGGCGATTAAAAACGTGCAAGTGGAGATAGAAGTTAACAGTGAAAATTTGATTATATATGCAAAAGTATTATCTTAATAATAAAGAAGTTAGTGAAGAAGAGTTTTACAGTTCGAATAATTTGTCTGTTTCTAATCCTTTTCGCGGCGAAAAACAAGTAAACGAAGCAGTTAAAGAAGCAATAGGATTAAGCACAAGACATAAAGCAGGAGAAAAAATGATATACTTAGATGAAGCTATAGAGCAAGAAGAAAAATTAAAAGAGGTTAAAGATAGATTAAATTTAGCGGAAGGGTATAAACAAGAATTTCTTGATACTATGTATTTTAATAACCCAAACCTTATTACACAAGAAGAGTATGACAAACTAGAAAAAGACGATACAATTACAAACGTTTCTCGCGGAGAGGGAGAAAAGATGACAAAGTTAGATAAGGCTATAGCGCAATGGAAAGAACTAATTGACGGAGCAGTTGAAGCACAACACGGCGTAAAAGAAACTGAAGGAAAAGGGATAAAACTAAATGAATTAAAACCTCAAATGTCTTTATTATTCAAGCAGTTTCCTAAAGCTTTAGAGGCTATTGTAAGATGTTCTGAATACGGGCACAACAAATATAAAGAAACAGATAAAGATTACCTTAATTTCAAACGTGTAGAAGGTGGAAGTAAAGCTTATGCAGACGCAGGATTACGTCATAGAATGCAACAAGGGATAGATTTAGAAAGTATGTTACCACATTGTTATCATGTTGCCTGGAATGCACTCGCTGAATTGGAGTTATTAATGGAAGAAAAATAAATAATAAAAAACTTGCACATGTCAAAAATTTTTCGTATATTTGCAGAAGTAAAATTTAAATAAAAACATTTTGAACAGAAAACTAATTACACTTACAGGAATTGGAGAATCCTTAACAAAAGAAGCAGAGGCAAAAGTAAAATTCCTCGAAGCAGAAGGAGATGATTACGAATTAAACGAAGAAGATTACGCAGAAATAGAACAAGAAATGGCGATATTTACAGATGAGATTGTATCTCTTGTGCGCGTCGAACAAAAAGAAACAGTTATCTTTACTAAAGCTGGATTAAATTTCACAGTGAAAGAAACAATAGAAGAAATTAGTAACAAATTAAATAATTAAATAAAGGATGGCGACAAACTATTTACAAGTGAATTACGATGGAACTTTATTCCAGTACTCAAAAGAAGCTAAAGAAGGATTTGTAGAGCATACAAACACTGCTGGCACAAAAAGTTATAGAAAATATTATAACAAAGGGGTTACGGGAGTTTTAAGTCACGTAGACAAGAGGGTTAATGAAAAACTTAACAACACAGAAGAAGTAAGAGTACATTTAAAAGATGGAGAAGAAACTTATGTAGTAACTTTTAGAGTTATGGGGCAAGGAGACCAAGTTGATGAGTATACTGAACAACTTACAAGGTATTTACCAAACATGGAAAAGGGAACAGTATATACAATTAACAATTGGTATATGAAAAAAGGAGAGACTGTTAATGGTGAAGAAGTTAAATACGATAATAAAGGTTTAACAGTAAAAGTAGGAGAAAATAAAATCGAACCAGCATTATCTTATCAGACAGAAAATAATCCAAAAGGAGATATTCCGAGATTAGAGTTTAAAGATTTCGCAGGTAAGAAAAAAGTATCAGCAACATCAAAAGAGGCTAAATTAGAATTCTTATATGGTGCATTAATTGAAAGTGTTGAAAGATTAGCTTGGAAAGAGGGTAATAATACCACTACACCAAAAGCAGAAGCGCCTAAAAACGCAGTACCAACAGCAACTCCTGCTCAAGCATTTGCAGAACCAAAAGAACAAAAACTTCCTTTTTAATCATGGAGAACACACAAATTAACCCTTTAGATTATGGTTACACAGATGACCAATCTATTTTGATACCAGCAAATAACTTACTTAGTTTAATGTTTTTTGCGCAAAAAGTAAAAGAAAGTCAACCAGAACTGTTTTTACCTTACGAATACCCAAAGACAGTTAATAATACTTTTAATAAAGAAGGTTTTTTAACAGACAGTTTAGTTGAATGGCAAGAATATGCGGGAGAAGAAGCAAACGTATTCTTTAGAAACGTAGACAAACCAGTTAGAGGAGCAACAGAATTATCATTATTAGCAGACCAGGTTTTATTTTCTTTGGGCGTAATTCACGAAAAAAATATTAACACTGGCGTTGCAAAAAACTTAAAAGATGGAGGACAAGAACACGATATCGCACAGTTACTGGCTGAACCAAATAAAAGCAAAAACTAAAGCTAGTT